TCAATAATGCCCATGTTCGCATCTTATCTAGTTCATATGCTAATTCAATAGCCTGTTCTTCAGTGCCAACAATAACACCAATAACGTGTTTCCATTCATAGGGAATGTATCTATTATCTTCAGGTAATAGAGTATACAAACTTAGTGATATAATAGTTTGACACTGGTCTCTAGTAAGTAAACAAGCTTCTATTTGTTTAGTAACTTTGAAAGTCGCACCCAATAACTTTTTATAAGAGCAGTTGTATTTTACTGACGTATCCGCAGGAACGTGGACTACATAAACGTCTTTTACTTTTTCATATGTAAAATAGCTCACACACACAACTTATAAAATATCAAGTCACTTTCTTTTTTAAAGTAAATATCCCAGTATGGAGTTTGATCATACTCACTCCATTGTTGATTTCTTGCTATGATTGTTAGCGTTCCAGGATGCTTACAGATAAAATCGTAATGTTCTTTTTCATTAAAGTTTTCTACTTTGATTTTATAAGGCCATGTTTTTTTACACAAATGTCTCATTTCATTAACTCTAAAACAAGTTGATATTGTTCCCAGGCTTTTTGAGCAGCTGGATATTGTTTTCTTATATGTTCTTCATGTTCAATTTTTTCAAGATCATCCATCAATTTATATAAGTCTTCTTTATAGAATTTGAGTTCAAATACTATTTGTTCATGTGGTGCGCGATAAGGTATACTACTATCATATGCATATGCTGTTCTATAATCAAGGTCATGCGTAAGTTCTCTTGTATACTCAGCATTTACAAGTCTATATCTTCTCAGTGGTTTAAACATTCTATCTCGCGGATCAATATTCACACTGTTATTATATCTAGTTATTGCCATTTTAATTTCATCCACATTAAATGATCTTCTCTTATTTGTGCAGTACCTAATTTTCCACCAGCACCTGCCGAACTGAATCCATTGATATTCTCTTTTTTTAAAAAGTTGTTAAAAGAGTTTATGCCTACTATTTCACCACGTTGTAGTCGGCTAGTATAAGTTTTCCAAAGTTCAGGAAATTCTTTGTTAACATTGACTTTAATATATTCCATTATTGCCACCGTAACTTAAACCACATTCTGTGTTGATTATCTGGAATATTCCAAACATCATACACCCCATATAATGTTCCTTCATATTTAATCGTGATATCGTTCGTTTCACTCCAATCTTGGATCTCATTTCTCAAAACAAATCTAGTAAAAATCCATTCACTTTCATATCTACCAGAATCACGGAGTATAGCAAACATTTCTGTTTCAGTTAATGCCATTATTGCCATCTCAACAAAAACCATTCATAATCTTTAGACTGTTCAAACGCTATACGGTTATCAAACCAACGATATTCACCTGTAACATTTTGTTTTACCCATTCTATAATTTCATCTAACTGTTGATATGAAACCGTTGCACTACCCCAACCACTTGTGATACACAAGTTGTATAATAACTCTTGATCTAACTGCTTGCGAATATTGTCACCTAATTCTTTTAGTACGTCATCATCTATAAGAAATACTATTTCACCATCTTTTTCATGAGTCCATTTTGCACTTAGTTTTCTAGTCATTAATAACCAGCCTCTTTCAACAGTTCTTTAACTTGCTTTACTGAATCTTTATTACGCAAAAACTTTATTGCCCATTGCTCAGGATTGATATAATCAAATATCATTTGTTGTAAACCACCATCTAAACTTTCAATAAACTCAATACCACTGACACTTTGAAATAACATCCAAGGTGAAATCTTACCAAGAGTGATTTTATAACATATAAGATTTTTACTACCATATCGTAAATAATCACTGGCTTTTATATTATCAGATTCTGCCAATTTAATAGTAGTTTCAATGCTTCTGGCAATAGCATCAAGTGGATCTTCTTCTTTAAGATAATATATCAAATACTTGTTGTATACTTGATCACTAGTCCAACTGTCAACTGATATTTTATTATCTAGTAGCCAATCTAAGTAACGTGAAATATTGATAGCATTGATATCAACACAATAATTTCCAAACTTTACAAACGCAATGTAATATGCGCTTTTTACAAAATCTAAATATGTTTTAGGTTTTCTAGCATTTGTGTTCTTTTGATAAAAGGTTAGCCAACACTGAAACGCTATTCTGTTTCCAGCATTGTCTTTTTCACTAAAACGGCGCTTTGTTTCACACATATGTTTGAACATAGTTTGTTCACGTTGAAACTCTTTATTACAAAAGTCACAAACAAAACGATCAGTTGCCTGAATCTCTTTCATATTGTTTAACGTCATCATCGGTTACAATTGTGCTCAATAATTCAATTTCGTCAATTTTTAATGCAGGGTAAATCTTTCCTAGCACTACTTTTTTCTTTTGCTCAGTAACAAATTTTTTAGTTAACTCATCTATATCCTGCTCACTAGCTTTAGGATATATCTTTTGATAATACGTTTTAGTATCACTAACCGTTGCGTTTTCTTTTAATAAAGATACTTTTTCACTTATCTTGGGAACATATTTGTGAAATACTTTCCCTACTCCAGGACTAGCTGCACACAACATTAACCATTGTAGTTTAGTATTGTCGTGTTCTTTAGAAGCAATCATATAATTATAAAAATGCTTGTTTGCATGGTACTCAACACTTTGTAAATAATATGCTTGTAAATCTTTGTTTCCCTGAAGAGCACTTATCCATTGAATAAGCATATGAGGTACAATTTTCTTTTTTTGTTCGTTAGTTAACTTATCATAATACCCATAGTCTTTATTGTCAATAGCGGCAATAACTTCAAACAAGTTTATGTCATTTTTCTCTAGGGTATCTTCTTTAAGTTCTTTGGGTTTCTTAGCAGCCATTAGAAAATCTTTCCATAATCAACTATCTCACAATTCCTACTAATTTCTTTAACAAAGTATAAACATCGGGGCTTTTCGCCATCATCAATAGGCACACATAAAAACTGACCATTTCTTAATCTAGGCGAGTACCAAGTTACGTCTTGATAAATGTCTACAATTTCTACTGGCAGAAAATCGGGAGCATAAGAATGAAGTGGATTAAATTGATAAGCGTTAAATCCTCTGTCATTGACACTTGACAAAGGTAAAGTTTCTAAGTCTCCGTGTTCAGATTCACCTATCAATATTTGCCAATCTACTGGCATTTTAATCTTTTTTCCGCCCACTTGCAAAACTACCGCAGGCGAGTTAAATGACTCTAAAAAGATAAGGGGAATAAAATAAAAATCTGGATTCTGTGGATTTGAATTATCTAAAATCGCAAATTGTAGCTCGTCTATCTCTTCAGGAAGAGATTCTAAATTGTAATAACTGTTTGTATCTAAGTTTAATATTCTCATATTGATATTATATCTCTAATAGTCCAATTTTTCAATACTAAACGGGTACGAGGCTTCTTTGTAAAAAGCTTTTCTAGCACTTAAATGTCTTTTAGAAAACTTACAATCGCTAGTTATATCCCAGATGACAACATGATCTTTATCCTCTGCCATGCGTAGCCCTCTGCCTATGCTTTGTATTACTCTTACAAACGACTTACCAGACTCAAGCATAACAATGTTAAACAGTCTAGGTACATTAATACCGACGGCTGCAACACCGTATGTGCAAACCAATATTCGGCCCTCACTCGTTCTAATTTCATCATACTCTTCTTTCCTCTCTGTTAATTTCATTTCTCCAGATACAAATACTGAGTTAGGTAATCTTTCTACTAACTCTTTACCTGCACTGATTCTGTCAACTAGCACTAATGTATTGCCGGTATCTTTGATTTTATCAATCAGTTTAGCAATAGTATCTAGTCTAAGTTGATCGGTGGTTAAAAATTTCAATTCACTTTGATAGTCTTTGTATTCTTTGCCGTCTTTTAGCTGAACAATGTTAACATGACACTTTGCAAGAACGCCTTGTTCTTGTAATTCACTAGCTGAAAGCTTACCAACAACTGGCCCCAATGACACTAATAATGATAGTTTGTCAAAGTCAGCTTTTGGAATAGTACCAGTTAAGCCCCAACGAATTGGCACTCGTGATAGCACACCGGTGAGTAAGTCTTTTAAAACTTCGGCGGAAGCTTGGTGCACTTCGTCAACGATCACACATACTACACCTTCAATAAAATCGTTGATAGTAAAATCAGCGTCACCAGATTGTGTTAGCTTTAATAAATTATTCAATGATTGCCAAGTACAAATAGTATGAGTTTTGTTTAATTCTTTTCTATCTCCAAAATAAACACCAACATCTAGTCCCAAATTAACATAGTCTTCTTCTGTTTGTACTACTAATGATTTGTTTGGTACGATAACTATTGATCTACCATATTGTTCTACTGATAAAGATAGAGCGGCCGTTACTAAAGTTTTACCTGCGCCTGTAGCAGCTTCCTGCAAAGATTGCGGATTAGCTAAAAAGGTATTTACAATCTCTACTTGATAATCTCTGAACATAATAGATTCACCTTCTTTAACATGACCTTTAGGCCAAGTTTTATTAGCAAAGGTATCTTCTTTTATTTGTTCAAATTGAAATGTAGTTGTATAAGTGCGTAAGTCTTCTAGTTCAATGTCGTAATCATAACGATCAATTATAGGTAAAATTTGATCTAACAAATTAATATGAGTGGCGCCACCTAATGAAAAGTAGCTGATCTTACCGTTCCATCTACCTAATCGGACACTTGGTAAATATCTAGCACCTGGTTTTTCTACCTCAAACCGTTTCATTAAAGCTTTACGAGCATCAAGTTCTAATCCTTGGATTTTACAATTAACTTCATCTGTAATAATTATTTTTGCTGTTTTCATTTTACCTCAATTGGATTTGAATTTCTTATGAATACGCATTTGGCAAGAGACCCCGTACCACAAAACCGTTTATTTTCATTACCGTGATACTGTAATAATATGGGTTGTTTAATAGTACTGGTTATCTTAAAGTCAGAGTTAACACGTATCCATTCTATGCCGCTATTTTGTAGATTTTCAATTAATAAAAGAAATAACTGTTTATTAAAAGAGGGGTTCATTCCCTTACCTAAAAGAACTTGTTTTACTTCTAGTTCTTTCAACCATTTAACTAAAGATGTTTCGGCTTGGTTAATATCAACATCTGTCATAAACTCACTAGCAAATTTTTTCATGTCGTTATCAATAATAGTAT